TCAGTTACCTTATTTTATACTGGAGCAAATAAAGGCTGGCAGTTAAAAACTAATACAGCATAGGAGTAATAATGCTTACGAAGATTAAGTTTGCTCCCGGAATAGATAAACAAGACACTGCCGTTGGGGCAGAAGGTCGTTGGGTCGATTCAGATAATGTTAGATTTAGATATGGACTACCAGAAAAAGTTGGTGGTTGGCAATCATTACTTACCGATACTTTAGTAGGTGTAGCTAGAAAACAACACGCATTCGTTGATCAAGATGGTAATAGATACGTAGCCATTGGTACAGATAAATTTTTAATTGTATATTTTGAAGGTCAGTTTTTTGATGTAACTCCTTTAGCAACTACTATTTCATCAGCTACATTTACTTTTAATGGTTCTACAACCATTACAATTACAACATCAGCAGCACACAATTTAGAAGATGGTGACATTGTTTTATTTGACAGTGTAACTTTACCAGGCGGTACAGGATTAAGTGCATCTGACTTTGAAGATAAACTATTTCAAGTTGTAACAACTCCAACAGCAAACACTTTTACTATAACTTTTACAAGTTCAGGTTCAGCTGCATCCGGTGGTAGTGTAGATATAAAACCTTATGAAAGAGTTGGTCCCGCTGCACAAACTTATGGTTATGGTTTTGGTATTAGTCAATATGGTGGTACAGTTCAAGGTGCACAAACTACAGCTTTGAATGGTGCGCTTCTTGCAGATACTGCAGGTACAGGTGGAGCGGGGACCGCGGTTACAGTTGTTAGTACAACAGGATTTCCTACTGCAGGAACTATTGCAATAGCAAACGAATTAATTACATACACATCAAAAAGTGCTACACAATTTTTAGGTATTACTAGAGGTGCTAAAGGTACAGCAACTACTGGTACATCAAATGGTCAAGCTCATTCAACAGCAGCAACGGTTACAAATGCTACAGACTTTTCAGGATGGGGAGATGCAGTAGATGCAGCTACGGTTACTCTTGAACCAGGACTTTGGTCATTAAGTAATTTTGGTGATGTATTAGTTGCAACGATTGCTAATGGTAAAACTTTTACTTGGGACTCTTCTATTGCAGCAAGATTATCTACAAGAGCTTCTACAACTACATCAGGATTTCAAACTACAAACAATCCAACAGCTACGAGAACAACTTTAATTTCACCTACTACACGTCACTTAATTCATTTTGGAACTGAAACAACTATTGGATCACCTACTACACAAGATGATATGTTTATAAGATTTTCTGAAGATGAAAATATAAATGGATACACACCAGAAGCAACTAACACAGCAGGCACACAAAGAATACAAGATGGTACAAAAATTGTAGGGGCTTTGGTTGCAAAAGAAAATATTCTTGTATGGACAGATAACGCATTATATACAATGAAATTTGTAGGTGCACCATTTACATTTGGATTCGAGCAAGTTGGTACTAACTGTGGACTCATTGGTAAGAATGCAGCTATTGAAATTGATGGTGTTGCATACTGGATGGGTAACAATGGTTTCTTCTCTTTTGATGGTACAGTAAATACACTACCTTGTAGTGTAGAAGATTATGTTTACGATGATGTAGACACAACTAAAGGTCAACAAGTTTGTGCTGGTATTAATAACCTATTTACAGAAGTAACTTGGTGGTATCCAACATCAGGATCAGATTTTAATAATAGATATGTAGTTTACAACTACGGACAAAACAATGCACAGTTACCTATGGGTAACTGGTACACAGGCACAAATACAAATTCTATAAGAACAACTTGGATTGATTCATTAGTATATCCTAAACCATATGCTACAGCGTACAGCAGTTCAGCTACAGGTTCTTTTCCTGCAATTATAGGTGAAACAGGTTTAGGTAGAAGTGTATTGTTTGAACACGAGTCGGGGACCGATCAAGTTAATCCAGATGGTAGTGTAACCGCATTAACATCTTTTATACAATCATTTAGTTTTTCATTACAACCTGACCAAGCAGAAGTATTTTTAGCATTAAGAAGATTTTTACCTAACTTTAAAGTGTTAACAGGTAATAACCAAGTCACATTATCTATAAAAGATTTTCCTGCACAAGATGATATAGAAACTGCATTAAGTCCTTTTACAATTAATGCATCAACTTTAAAAGTTGATACTAGAGCTAGAGGTAGATATGCAAATATAAAAATAGAAAACACTGGTGTAGGGGAGTCTTGGAGATTTGGTACATTCCAAGTAGATATACAACCAGATGGAAGGAGAGGATAATGACTAAAGTCGTAGTAAGATTACCAGAACCTAAAAGAGAATATAGTGAAGATAATCAAAGACAAATTAACAGAGCGTTAACTACAATTATTGAACAGTTAAACTCTACATATTTAACACAACTCAAAGAGGACTCGGAAAGATATACTTTTTTTGGATTAGGATAAAATGGCAAATATATATAAAAATGATAAAGTAAGTTTAACTAATACTGATAATACAACTTTGTACACAGTGCCGTCAAACTCAAGAGCTATTGTAAAATCTATTTTAGTAGTAGAAGATAATGGTGGTGCAGCAGTTGTTAAAGCAACATTAACAAACGCATCAGGCACGGCATTTGTAGTAGATAATGATGTTAACTTAAGTGCTAATCAAAAAGAACAAGTATTGAGTGAACCCTTAATTATGTTAGAAAGTGAGATATTAAAGGTACAAGCAAGTAGTGGTCAAGCAGATGTTATTGCATCTATACTAGAAATTAACAGGGAGGACAGATAATGCCGTTTATAGAAACAGAAGCTTCTGTTAGGTATGAAACAATTAATGGTCAAAGAGTACCAGTAATTACACCTAAAACAGAAGTAACACTAACTAATACAGAAACAGGCCAAGAATATATGTCAGATGCCGAGGCTTTAGCAGACGTTCAAGACGCTAATACAGCTACCAAAGCAGAACATATACGAAGGGATGTAAATGTGACTGTAGAAGAGATAAAGATAGGCGCTGGTTTTAATATCAGCGATTGACGAATGTTTAAAAACCTTGTAAATTGTGATACAATCGCCTTTTTACAAGCTTTGCGAACTTGCCGTCATCATATAATATAAAGAGAAACTATGGGATTTTTAAAAAAAATATTCAAACCAGTATCGAAGGTATTAGATAAAGTTATACCTAATGAAATAAAACCTTTCTTACCATACGCAGCAGCTTTTGCTCCTATGTTGGCACCTGGTATTATGGGAGCCTTTGGTGGTTCAGCATTATCTAGAGCTGCAATAGGTGGTGGTTTAAATATTTTTGGACAGCTTGCACAGGAAGGTAACGAAGGTGATATTAATTTATTATCAGCGGGACTCGGAGCGTTGACAGGTGCTATGACAGGACCTGGTGCAGCAGATAAATTTAGTAGTATGACTACTAAAGGAGCAATGGATCCTGCTCTTGGTTCTTCTGTACAAGGAGATATTTTAGCAAATAGATCTTTTTTAACAAAAGCAACTGATGCTGGACTAGAAGGTTTAGCTAAAGGATCAAAAATGTTTGCAGCAGGTATGGACAAACCATTTAGTATGGCAGGTTTAAAAGCAGCTACATTACCAGCAGCAACAGCAACTGGTGATTTAATGTTTGCACAAGCTAAAAGAGATCAAGATGAATATGATCGAATGATGGAAGAAGAATCAGAAGCAGATGCAGCATCAGATGCACAAAGAGCATTTGCAATCAGAAGAGCTATGGAAGCAACTGGTGCAACTGAAGAAGAAATAGAAGATGCAATCTATGCAGCAGGATACAAAACTGGTGGTAGAGTAGGATTTGAAGTGGGTGGATTAAATGCATTGTTAGGAGCTGCAGGAAAAGGTAAAGAAGAATCAAAATATATAACTAAAAAATCTGATACAAGTGAAACTGATACAATAAACAGAATTTACGAAGAACAAGGTGGTGATGGCCTATCTGCTTATTTAGAACGAAACCCAGATTTAAAAGATAAATATGTAATAGTTACAGATGGTATGAGTGGCGAACTTACTATTATGCCTAATAAATTACATCCAGATTTTATGGATATAGAAAACATAATTATGCTTGGAGATGGTGACGGCGGTGTAATAGATATGAGTGATATGTTTAAAGAAGAAAAAGCTAAAGGTGGTAGAGTAGGTTTAAGATTTGGTGGTATTGGTGATGCTGTTGAGAATATAGAAGATGCAGAGATGAAAGAGTCAGTAAAATTTGCTATGCAAGATATGGATATACCAATAATGGATTTAGTTGAAGAATTTGAAATACAATTTAAAAGAAAACCTAATAGTATGGAAGAATTAAAACAATTTTACAAAGACCGATATGAATACAAAGGTCCAGGTGATGTGAAGATGAAAGAAGAGATTAAAGAAAAAGTAGTTATGGAAGCTAAAGATGGTGGACTAATGAATCTTGGTGGCAAAGAAATGGATATGAGAGGTGGAGGTTTTATACCTATTGGTAAAAAAGAAAGAGCAGACGACGTTCCTGCAAGACTTTCTAAAAATGAATTTGTAATGACTGCCGATGCTGTAAGAGCAGCAGGTGGTGGCAGTGTTAATGAAGGTGCAAAGAGAATGTATAAAGTAATGAATGATCTGGAGGCAAGAGCATAATGGCTGAAGAAACAGTAACAATAACAAAACCAGCACCGATATTAGAAGGTTCGCTTACAGCCTTTTTAAGTCAAATAGATAAATTAGGTGGAGGTGCACTTGATCCTAGATTAGATCCTAGTAAATTTAC